AAAAAAATATGATATAGTAGATAATATTAAAATTAATAGAGAACGTAGAATTTCGGTAACATTTAGAAATGTTCCATGTTAAATATTAACTAAATTTCCAGTATCATCTGTATATATAATTTTTTTTAGTTTATAGTTTTTTTTTTTTAGTGTTAAATCAATAGTATTTAAACAGTTTTGACATGGTTTAGCCATCATTAATTTATCGCCTTTATTATTAGTACGAAATACAATAAGATTAATAGGACAATTTTTTTGTGATTTTTTTAGACGTTGAACACAATCAACTTCAGCATGAATACAATCAGGACATATATCAGATTTTTTATTCATAAGATTATATTGATTATGTCCAAACGCATAAAACGCACTGATGATTTAACTTAGGATTGAAGGCGACGCAACCAAGTTTTACTTTACCGTTATCATTATTTTCAATGGAAGCACGCAAAGGAACATATGTGTTCAAGATATTGTTCAAAGTCATTTTTTATTAGATATCAATTTCATGAACACCATATTCAGTATCAATTTTTTTTTGTATATCATGTGCAATACATAATGCTATACCTCTATTAGTAGTATATTTAGAGTTATTATTAAGAATGTACTGTGAAATATATTCTTTAGTGAATTGTGTTTCAGTATTCAAATTAGAAATAACATAATAATAATATTTGTTATATTTGTTATTGTGTAATTTAGCAACGGCAATAATATTATCTCTGCTCATAATTATATTTTAATAAAAATTATATAAAAATGTTCAATTTTTATATAATTTATAATAAATATATATTGTGTGAAGGTTTAAAGTAGACAATTTATTAAATCATTATAAAAATTTAATATGATACCACCACTTGCATCGCCAAATTGAATAAAATGAACGATAGCTAGAACCATATTTTTTTTAATATCAATAGAAATATGGTTATTATTTAAAATACAATTAATTAATATATCACTATTGTGTAATACGATATGCGAAATACTATCTACTTGAGGAAAAATACTAGAAATTTTTTTGATTATAAATTCACCTTGTTCTTGATTAAAATTAGATGAGAAAGTAGTTAAATATTCAGGACATATAGGTACAGGTTTATGAATATTAAATTGTATTTTATTAATATCTAAAGATACAAATGCCTGGGCAGGAGTTGATATTATAATGAAAAATTTGGTTAGAAATTTTAACATGTTATAAATATACAAAATATATTTAAATAATTTATTAATTTATATTTATTTTTTGCATTATATTTATGATATTAGGAATATTTGCATCAGATGATATAGTTTTAACTCTAATTTTTCCATTTATATTTTCAGTAATTGTAACTATTTTTTTTCCATTTTCAAATTTAGTAGAAGTAGATCTCATAACAGAATTAGCAGGCATTTGAACAACATTAATACCAGATTTCATATTACTAGAATACATAGTATGTGGCATATTCATCTGAGAAAATATTTCTTGAAAATAATGGTCTGGATTAAATTGTGGCATATTATTTTGTCTAAATTGAGGATTATGTATATATTTATCTTTATTGGTTAATATTTCATATGCTTGTGATATTTCTTTAAATTTTTCTTCGGCTTCTGTATTATTTGGATTTTTATCTGGATGATATTTAATAGCTAATTTTTTATATGCTTTTTTAATATCATCTATAGATGCATTATTATTTAATTCAAGTAATTTATAATATCTATCAAACATTAATGTTATATTATTATAATATTATTATTGTTTATATTTAATATGTTATTGAATTATTTTCTTTTAAATTTTTTAACAAATCCAAGTAGAGTATATTTAAATATAGAGAAATCAAGTGATAAGATTATACATACAGGTGTAACATTTAGAAATTATTTTAGAGAGATTAGATTTGATTATAGAGCATTTAATGATAATAATAATTATATAACAACTGCTAAATCACGAAAAAATATATCAGAAATGTTTCCGAATTTGAATATAAAAGTAATAACTAGTAAAGGATTGGGAAATGAACTTAAATTAATATATAAGAAAGAATTGTTCTGGGGAACTTCAAATTATAGTATAAATGATATAAAAAAATTAGAAAAGAAATTACATAAGAGATATATATTAGGATTTTATGATTGTCGTCATTATACAGATCAATTATGTAAATTAACTATAAATAAAGGTATACCTATATGGGATTTAAAAAGTTTATTATAATTATAAAAAAATTGATATAAATAAAAAATAAAATTATGGTAAAAAAAATAATGTTTCTATTAAGATATTTACAATCATATATTAATAATAATAAAGATTTTACTAATTTTAAAGAAGTTTTAGAATATGTTCCAGAAGTTACAGAAAAAATTAAGAATCAGTATATTAATAATGACGATGAATTGGTAAATTGTTTAAAAGAATATATTTTATTAAATAAAAAAGAAAAATATATAGTATCATTGTCAGGTGGTGTAGATTCTATGGTTATTACAACTATTTTATCTTATTTAGGTTGTAATGTAATTGCTATACATATTAATTATAATAATAGAAAAGAAACAAAAGAAGAACAAAATTTTTTAGAATATTGGTGTAAACTGAATGATATTAAATTATATGTTAAAAATATTGAAGTTATTAGAGGTTCAATTAAAAGAAGTGTATATGAATTATATACTAGAACAGTTAGATTTGATTTTTACAAGGAAGTTTTAACAAATGAAAATGCTGAAGATGAGATTATTTTAGGTCATCATAAAGATGATATTGTTGAAAATATAGTAGCTAATGTTTGTAGAGGTAGAAATTTATTAGATTTAGCAGTAATTAAAGATAAAAACATGGTTAATGGTATTATTATGTCGCGTCCAATGATTAATTATTATAAAAAGATTATATATAGATTTGCAATTACAAATAATGTTCCATATTTTAAAGATACTACACCTTTATGGTCAGTAAGAGGTAAATATAGAAATAATGTTGAATCGAGTTTAGAAGATACATTTGGTGAAAATGTAAAAGAAAATTTAATTAGTTTAAGTAAACAGTCAGATGAATGGAATGATTTAATTACAATTAATTTAATAGAACCATTTTTGAAATTAGTAAAAGGATATTCAAATTATGTTGAATTTAATGTAGAGAATCATTTAAAATATCCATTATGTTTTTGGAATATTATTTTTGCGAAGTTATTTTATCGATATGGTAAAAATTCTCCATCAAAAAAAGGTATTTTAACATTTATGAAGTTTATTCCGGGCGTAGGTAAGGTATCATTATCAGATAGTTGTATATGTAAAGTTAAAAATAATCAAGTAACAATATATTTTACGCCTTAATAGTTTAATATTATTTATAATTGTCAATAAATAATAAATAATATATTATTATTTTTTTATAAAATTATGAATTTTTTCAGATAACCAGTTATAATATAATTTTTGATTTTTATAATCACGATTATTTATACCTTTTGCAATTGTTCCATGCATTAAATCTGACCATAAAGGATCTAAAATATCACAATGTCCATGTTCTTCAGATTTAATATATTTAATATTTAGATTATTATTAAAACGTAATAATTTTTTTACATTAAGACGAAAGGCAGGAATAAAAGGAATAATTAATGGATCTAATGACCATTTATATGATTTTTCGGCAGTAATAATAAGTAAATCTTTTAAATAAACTAATTCTTCATTATGAATATTATTAAAAATATAAAATAGTTTACTATTATCTACAGGGTCTAAAAAAATTGCTTTTTCAATATTTTTAAAATTATTTATTAAATTAATAGCATTAATACATCCAGAAGAATGAGTAATTGGAATAATAGATGAATATTTATTTTGAATAGTTTCTATATATTCATAAGAAGCATCTAGATTATTTGGTAAAACAGATACAGAAAATTTATAATTAACTAATGATGATATAAAATGATTATAAATATCAGCAGGAATAAATGAGTTAGCACCAGTAAAAAAAAGTAAACATTCTTTAGAATTATTATTTATATTTTCAGATTCATAAATTTTAATTATTTTATTATTATATTTTTTTTTATAAATATTAAGAGGATAATTATAAATATAACAAGATTGAACTGGTGAAAAAATGTATAATAAGTATATAAATAATTTCATTTGTAAATAATATAAATATTAACTATTTATGTATTAATCAATAAAACATTTATTGCATTTACCAATTCCATTAATTATACTGTAATTATCAATAGAATTTTCATCGTCTTTATTTAAAATATTTATATTAAAATTAATTAATACTTTATTACATATCCAACATTCTATGGTTTCTAATATATGACATTTATCCCATATTAATTTTCTTATTTCTGTAGGTAAATAAAATGAATTATATATAGTTGCTATATTCATAAAATATATTATACCTGAACGATAATACATGTATATTAAATATAGAATATTAATTTATAAATATTACTAAAAATTTAATAATAAATATATAAAGATTTTTTAATTTATTTGATAAATGGAAAGGCATAAAGAAGATTTAAAAGAAAATGGATATACTATATTTAGAAACTTGTTAGATTTAGATGAAATAAATGAATATAAAAATGAATTTTATAAATGGTTTAATAAAGTTCCACATTTAAAAAAATTACATTCTATGATAGATTTTAATGGTATTTTTAAATATCATGAAGTAGGAAACCAAAGATTTGCATGGTTGATGAGAACAAATCCAAAAATAATAAATGTTTTTAAACAATTATGGGAAACAGATGAGTTAGTTACATCATTTGATGGATGTTGTTATTATCCAGAAGATTATATAGGTAAAGATATATATTGGACGCATACAGATCAATCATCGAGAAAAATTGGAACTTATTGTTATCAATCATTTATAAGTTTAACAAATAATAATGAACGAAGTTTAATGATTTATAAAGGAAGTAATTTATTACATGAGGATTATTTTAAGACAATGAATATAGATGAACCTACTGATTGGAGTATAATAGATATTAATTATATTTTATCAAAAAAATTAGAACCGCAGGTTTTAATTGTTAATGCGGGTGATTTAGTAGTATGGGATTCTAGAACATTTCATCAAAATTTATGTGGTAATAGTAATTGCAATGAAGAAAGATTAGTTCAATATTTATGTTATTTACCAAAAAATAAAGAAGAAAATAATTATAATGAGAAAATAAATAGAAAAATATATTTTGAAAATAGAAGAACTACAAATCATTGGCCATATCCAATGAATTTAGTCCCGGAACAACCATATAGATATAATTTATATAATCCTGAAAATCCAATAATAATAGATTATAATTTTCTTCCAAAACCATATTTATATGATTTAAAGGATGATATTTATAAATTATTATAAAATACTTTATATTTTCATATTTTGATATAAATATAAAAATACAAATATTATTAGAAATATGTTAATAAGTAATAAATTTTTAAAATTTTTTTACACCACATTATTATCTGGAATGCCATCTTTATCAGTTAATCCGATAAATAAGAATATTTTACATGCTCCATTTATAGTTAATCCTTCATCTACATATATTAATTATAAATTAGATGAAAATCAATATAGAAAAATAGATAATTTTTTAAAAAAAAATGATAATAATTTTAATATGTTAAATACATCAATAATAAAAGATACGAATAAAGATTATTTTTTGAGTATAAATATTTATAATTGTACTAGTCCAATATTTAATTTTTTAACAAAAGAACCTGTTACTAGATGTGAGATTAATACTTATGTAATTAATAAAGATAATCTAATTGGAACTTTAATAATGGATTATGTATCAAATATTTTATCGTTAGATCCTGATAATTTATTTAAAAGAAAAAATGATATTTATTTTAAAAAAAATAATAATATCATATATGGTAATGCTAAAAATGATAATTTTTATTTAGATTTTTCATATGATGTATATAATAATATAAATAAATATAAATTGAGTTTAGAATTGATAGAATTTACAGATGTTATATTTTATAATTGTGGTTTATATGATAAATTATATTATGATTCATCATTAATAAATAATCATATAGTAGTCTGTAATAATAATAATATTAAATTTAATTTTTTAGATTTAGAATTTACTAATGTTGATTCTGTATTTTATTTTGAAAAAAAAATAGATTTTATAGGTGGTATGTGGGCAAATATATTTAAACATAATGTTTAAATTATATATATAATTTTAATTATAAGTTAAATAAAATTAAAATTATATATATAATGGGTTTTATAGTAAATGGATTAATAAAAAAACCTGTTTTATCAACTTATAATGTTTATATGTTTGCTAATTTAACTATTTATAATCCAATAATAGGTTCAAATATTGGTATACCATTAAATATATTACAATATATATTTACTACAACATATTATGATAAAAATATATTGACTGATAAATTAATTTTATTACAATTTGCGATTGGAATTTTTACATATGGTTCAGATAGATTATTTGATGCTATTGATTATAATTCGATGGTTAATAAATCTATAGTATATAGTATAGATAAAATTAATTATTATGATTATTTAATTAGTACAATAAATTATAATATTTTTCTAATAATATCAAGTTATATTTATATATTTTATATATTAAATCATAATCAAGAAACATATCCATTATTATATGTTTTAACATCTACATTATTTTATAGAGATTTTAAGAAAAATTTTGGCGAACTTAAACCATTGTATATTGGTATATATTGGACATTCGGATGTGTTATATTGCCATGTGTATTATATGATAATAATTATGATATATTATTACATCCTTCAATATATATTCCAAGTATTTTATTAATGTTTAGTACAAGTAATATGTTAGATATTAAAGATATAGATGAAGATAGAAAAAATGGTATAAATACATTAGCAGTTAAATTCGGTAAATTTAATAGTGAATTAATTAGTAATAGTTGCTATATTATAGGATTAGTTATTTATTTAACTAATTTTACTTAAATTTCTTTATTAAAAAATATGTATATTCCACATATAATAGTAAAAAGTCCAAATATTTTTTTCAATATTAAAGTATTAATATATATAGTAAATTTTGCGGAAAAGAAACTGGCTATGGTAAAAAGTAAAGCCATATACATTGCTCCCTTAAAATCACCAAATCCTTGTTTATAAAATGAATTTGCGGCAAACATTCCAATTGGGGGTAATAACATAAATAATGATGTGGCTATTCTAGATTTTAAATTTCCTAATATACCAAAAAAAGTAAGTAAAGGAACAATTAATATTTCTGCTCCACCACCTATTAATCCAGCAAATATTCCACTAATAAGTCCAGTTAATGTTAATCCTAATATATGATTCATTATTTATATATAAAATTATTTAAATTATTTTATATATAAAATGGAAACAAGAATTCGTCCATTAAGAAGTCCAGTTACAATTAAAGATTATGATAATTATAATATTACAGTAACTTCAGTTATATTTATTAGTGTGGTTGTTAGTGTTATAATAACATATTTATCTAGATTATTTTATAGTTAGTCTACGTCTGCAATATCAACAAATTTTTCACTTTCCTGGCTTGTTTTATCATTTGGCATATTAGACATGCCAGGCATATTAGACATGTCTGGCATATTAGACATGTCAGGCATATTAGACATGTCTGGCATATTAGACATGTCTGGCATATTAGACATTAATTTTTCTTGTAAAGGTTTCATTTTTTCTTGTAATTCTTTTGTTTTTGAATCATATTCTTCTTTAGATGCCATTTGATTTGTATCTAGCCATTTTGTGTTTTCTTCAATAATTTCAGTTAATTCGGTTTTTGTATTTTCATCAATAATGGAGGCTATTTTTTCATCAGATAGAGTAGATTTCATTTGATAAAGTAGACTTTCATAATTATTACGCGAATCAATTATTTCTTTTGCTTTATTATCATCATCTTTAAATTGTTCAGCATCTGCTAACATTTTTTCAATATCTTCTTTAGAAAGTCTACCTTTATCATTTGTTACTTGTATTTCATCTGATTTACCTGTTGATTTTTCAATTGCTGAGACAGTAAGAATACCATTAGAATCTAAATCATACGAAATTTCAATTTGCGGGACACCTCTAGGCATAGGTGGAATTCCTTGTAGTGTAAATTCTCCTAATTTATTATTATCTTTTGTAAATTGTCTTTCTCCTTCAAAAACTTGAATTGTTACTGCTGGTTGATTATCTGAATATGTACTAAATGTTTGTGATTTTTTAGTTGGAATAGTAGAGTTACGTTCGATAATTTTAGTCATTACCCCTCCACTTGTTTCAACTCCTAATGATAAAGGTGCTACATCAAGAAGTAGAAGATCATCTATTTTTTTATCTTTTACACCAGAAAGTAATGCTGCTTGAACAGCAGCACCATAAGCAACCGCTTCATCTGGATTAATAGATTTATTTAATGATTTACCATTGAAAAAATTTATAAGTTGACTTTGAATTTTTGGAATACGTGTTGAGCCACCTACTAAAACTACTTCATCTATTTTTGATTTGCTAATATTAGAGTCTTTAATTACTTTTTCAACCGGTTCAAAGGTTTTTCTAAATAAATCACCACATAATTCTTCAAATCTTGCACGTGTAATATTACTTGTATAATCAATACCTTCAAATAAACTATCAATTTCAAGTGTTGCTTGTGTTGATGATGATAATGTTTTTTTTAGATTTTCACATGCAGTTCGTAATCTTCTTAATGAACGTTTATTTTCTGTAATATCTTTTTTATGTTTTCTTTTAAAATCTTGTGTAAAATGTTGTACTAATCTTGTATCAAAATCTTCTCCACCTAATCTAGTATCACCTGCAGTTGCTTTTACTTCAAAAACACCATCTTCTATAGTAAGAAGTGTTACATCAAATGTACCACCACCTAAATCATAAATAAGAATATTTTTTTCTTCAGTACTATCTTTATTATCTAGTCCATATGCAATTGCAGCAGCAGTTGGTTCATTAATAATTCTTAACACATTTAGCCCTGCTATTGTACCCGCATCTTTTGTTGATTGTCTTTGTGAATCATTAAAATATGCTGGAACTGTAATTACTGCACTATCAACTGTTTCTCCTAGAAATTCTTCAGCAGTTTCTTTCATTTTTACTAAAATCATAGAGGATATTTCTTCAGGTTGAAAATGCTTTTCTTCATTTTTATATTGTGCAGTAATTACTGGTTTATTATTTTTATCAATTACATTAAATGGAAAATGTTTTATATCATTTTGAGTTGCAGAATCACTAAAATTTCTACCTATTAGACGTTTTGAATCAAAAATTGTATTTTCAGGATTATTAGAAGATTGATTTTTTGCTGCATTACCAATTAATCTATCGGTTTCAGTAAAAGCAACATAAGATGGTGTAGTTCTACTACCTTGATCATTTGCAATTATTTCACATCTATCATTTGTCCATACAGCAACACATGAATAAGTTGTTCCTAAATCTATTCCTATTGCAACCATTAATAATAATGATGTATTAATATCTTTTTAAATATATTTTATAAATTAATAATTTATTTATTAATTACCTATTTTTTTTTTATTATCATTTATGGTTTATTTTTTTAAAATTGATATTAATATTTTAAATAATAAAATATTAATAAAATATAATAATAATAATGAATACTGAATATAAATTAAAAACATCTAATAATAATTATGAAATTTTAGAAAAAAAAAATGTTCGAGATGTGTATGAACAAATTGCTGATCATTTTAATGTAACTAGAGTTAATAAATGGAATTGGATTCAAGATTTTCTTGATAATTATACTAGTGATTCATTAATTTTAGATTTAGGTTGTGGTAATGGTAGAAATATGATGAATAATAATAATAATATTCAATTTATAGGTGTTGATAATTGTAGTAAATTTATTAATATTTGTAATAATAAAGGTTTAAATGTTATTAATAATAATATTATTAAAATTAATTTAGAAAATAATATAGCAGATGCTATTATTTGTATTGCTGTATTTCATCATTTATCTACATTAGAACATAGAATAGATGCATTAAAAGAAATGAAAAGATTAGTTAAAATTGGAGGTAAAATTTTACTTTCTGTATGGTCAATTAATCAACCTATTAAAATTAAAAAAAAATTTAACAATTATGGTAATAATATTGTTATGTGGAATTCATATGGTACTATATTTCAAAGATATTATTATATATTTAAACTACAGGAAATTAAAAATTTATTTAATTTAGTTGGATTAAAATTAATTAAACATGAATATTCATATGGAAATGAAGTTTTTATATTAATGCGTATATAATTTTAATTTATTCTTAATTATATTAATATTTTTTTCTAATATTGGTTATTATTTACATATTTTATATAGTTAATTAAACTTCATTTTGGTTTATTTTAATTATGTATTATTAATAATTTTTTTTTGTTAGGTATTATTATAAAAATGGGTGGACAAAGCGACATTGCTAATCTTGGAGCGGGAGAACAAGAAGCCTTAGTTTCTGCGCGTTTAGGTGATATCAGAAAAAAAGTTAATGCTGAATCATGGTCTGTTAATATGGAAAAATTAGTTGCTGATTGGGGCGAAAAAGCCGCCGGATTAAGATTTATGCATGCTCATTCGGGTAGTTCATGGAAAAAATTTGGTAATAATTTAGCAATTACTGGTATATTAGTTACTAGTATTGCATCATCTATTTCATTGGTTGCTACTAGCGTAGAAGATCCTTCTATTAAAAATAGTGTATTATATGGTGTTGGTGGTGTAGGATTAATTTCTGCATTAATTCAATCTTTTAAAAAATTCTATAATGCAGAAGAAAAGGCTGCTGAACACGCCTCTGTTTCAAAACAATTTGGTTCTTTTTATAGATATATTACATTACAAATGAATATGTCTAGAGAAGATCGCGATCCATCTGATATTTTAACTGCTTATGCATTAAAAGAATATGAAAGATTACATCAAGATGCACCACCATTAAGTGGAACATCTATTGCTGCATTTAAAGCTAAATTTTCTAACGGAGAACAAGCTATACCTGATATTGCCGAAGATAAATTTATTATTAATGTTACTAGACCCAACCCTACCGTTGAAGTTGAATTAACTACTTCTAATAATTAAAATTATTTATTATTTTTTACTAATCTTGTATTATTTATTTTTACTTCTAATGTAAATGTAAAATCTTCATTTATATTAGTATTTACTATATTACCATAATAATCTATTATTTTTATATTAAAATTTAGAAGATTTATTACACCATCATATTCTCTTGAATGATCATTTCGTGTATCAGTTGTAGAATATATTTCATTTATATAATAATCATTATGTTTATTACCTAGAGAACTGTTTATTTTTCCTAAAATTTTTTGGGTAGACATATTATTATTTAAAAATAGTTTATGTGTTTCTAATATATTTGATTGATATTCATCTAAACAAAAAAATAATTCGCTTGTTCCTTTATTTGAAAAACTATATGGTGAACTTATTTTTGAATTTAATTTTCTATCATTATTTTCATTATTATTTATATAATTATTATTTATTGATTTATAATAATTTGAACTTTTATTATAATCAAATCCCATTATTGTTGCTAATGAATAATATTTTTCATAATTTGTTTTAAAATCTATACAAAAATATACAAATGATGCATCAGTTGTATTAGAATTTTCAAGGTAATTATTTGATACTTCAAATAATACTTTTTTTGAATTTTTATCTATGGAAAAATGTATATTTTTCATAAAATCATTAGCATTTAATGAACCATCAAAATAATTATTATTTAAATAATCTTCTAGCAATTTTGTATCATCATAATATCCATCATTAATAATAATTGTATTTGAAAAATCACAAAAAATATTATTTTTTTCTTTAATAAATTTTTTAATAATAAAGGTATTATTCATTTTTGAACTACTTATTAAATATGGTTTCTTTATATTTATTGATGCTAATTTTATTCTACTTATATTATTAATAGGTGTTGATAATAAAAAATTACTATTAGTAGTTGGTATTACTGTTTCTAATAATGTATTATTTTTTGCTCGAAATAATGTATTAAAATGTAAATAATTATAAGTATAATAATATTCTATATCTTCATTATTTCTTTTAATTAAATTATAAGTGTTATAAGAAACTCTTATTTCGTCATTTTCTAATTCTATTATATTATTCTTATCATTATTTCTATTTTCCATATTTTCCATATTTTCCATATTTTCCATATTTTCCATATTTTCCATATTTTCCATATCTTCTATATTTTCCATATTTTCCATATTTTCCATATTTTCCATATTTTCCATATTTTCCATATTTTCCATATTTTCTATAGTTTCAAAATCATTACCATAATATGGTAATATATTTGTATTTAAAATATCAGTTTCATATAAATTATCTATTAATTTATTTTGAATTTTTTCTATAAAATCTTTTATTTTTTCATTGTTTATAAAATAATGTTCATTAAAAAAATTTGTTTTTTCAATTACTTCTTCTTTTGTATAATTTTTTTTTAGTTCTAATAAATTTAATAATTCTTCTATTGTATAATCATCCAAATTTGTGTTTATATTTTCTTTCATAATTATATATTAAATACATTTATTTATTAAATCGTAATTTTATATAATCAATTAAAATTTTACAATAATTTAATTCACTATTATTTTTTATATGTTTTGGTATTATTTGAATTCCTTGTCCTCTTTTACAATGTGATGCTGATTTAAATATTAATTTTTCTAATATTATAACTATTAATTTTTCAAAATCTTTAAATTCATTTTTATCAATTCTATAATTTGATTTATATACATATCTATTATAGTTTTTATCAGTATAAATTCTATATTTTTTTTTAAAGCATAATTTATTATATATTAATCCTATACCTTCGATTGAATTATTGCTATTATTCATCTCTAAAATAATTAATTCTTGATTAGGTAATATATTATTTGATATTTTTATAGGACTAGGATATATACATGTTATCCTATGTTTTTCTCTAAAATTCTTATTTTCTAAGTAAGTATCATTATTAAATCTAGTTACACATAATTCCATTTTATTTTTATTTTTATTAAACATTTAAAAAAAATATCAATTTTTAAATATTTAATACATTATACATTTGATTTTTTTATTCTATATTATTTTTTAAATAATATACACCTAATTTTATAATTGTTTTATTCATTATTTCATCTTTTATAATATTTATTTTATTATCTGTATCATAATCATCTAAAATTTTATTATTTATAGAATAAATAAATTTATAATTTAATATATCATTATATTTATCTTTTAAATTTGGATCTAATGTATCTTTCAAATGATTTATTATAATGTATCCATTACTATTTGATATATTTAAATTTAGCGAATTATTTATAATTGGTAATTCTAATTCCATGTAATTTTTATTTTGAATAAAATCTATTTCATTTACTGCATTTACAATATTATCTTCACTATTTTGAAATATTTCTAATATCATATTTTCAACTGTAGCAGATGAATAATCATCTTTATATTTTTCTTTCAATTTTGAGCGTATTATTGTTTTTATTTTACTTATATTATCATCATAAAATTTATTGGCTATTTTATAAATATTAGAACTTTTTATACATAAAATTTTATTTTCATGTAAATATTTTTTATATTCATCTTTAAAAAAATCAAATAATAGAATTTTTATATCATTTATATATTCACTCATTATAATTAATATAAAAAGATAATTTTAATATATTTAATTATTATTATAATTAAATATAATGATTACATTAATTATTGATATATATAAAAGAGTTAAATATTTTATTTATTTTAATTTATTTATTGCAAGTGTTTTATCATGTTATATTCATTATAAAATTACACATAAAATTAATTATAAATTAATCAATATATTATATTCTACTATTCATTTAAATGGCTGTATTTTAATTAAATTTATTCAGTGGATTAATACTAATGTTGAATTATTGGATTTTAATGATAATAATACTATATATGATTTATTTTCTAATTTTTATGAAAATTGTAAGATTCATGATTTAAATTATACAAAACAAGTATTTTTGAATGAATTTAATACTAATTTTGACAATATTATTGAATTAGATGATACATTTCAAATTAAATCTGGTTCAATAGCGCAAGTATATAAAGGTACATATAACAATAATGTAGTGGCTATTAAAGTTGTTCATCCAGATACTTATTATCATATGATTTTTCCAGTTATGTATATTAAATTGTATAATTTTATAACTAATAATATATCTTATTTAAGTAATTATAGATGTCCATTTATATTGGATAATTTTTTTAACAATTTAAGTAAACAAACTGATATGATTAATGAGTTTGATAATATGGTATATTTTTATAATAATTATCTTAATAATCCATATATACTAATACCTGAACCAATATATGCTACAGATAATATTTTAATTATGGAATTTATTAATGGTGATACATTAACGTCTATCAATCTTAATGCATATGAAAAACAGAAAGTTGTTAAATTATTAAATTTATTTATAAAAGATCATTTTTTTTTTAAAGACTATTATCATTCTGATTTACATGAGGCTAATTGGAAAATAATTAAATATAATGATTTTTATAAAATTGTTATTTATGATTATGGATATACTCCTGAAAATAATTATAATGACTTATTTCAAAAATTTGTATATTATAATGATACTAATGATCTTGATAAAATGGTAAAAATTATATATCCATATTGTTATAATATAAATAGTGAATCTGAATTTCTATGCAAATATAATGAATATATAAAAAATAAATATAATAATGATAATGAACATATACAAGAATATTTTACTGATGAAATTATACGTGTTGTATATAATTTTATATATGCTAATAATATATCTGTTCATCCTGCTATTGTTGAGGTATTAATTTCTTTAATATTAATTAAAAAATATATTATTAAATATCTTAATGTTGATAGAAATAATTCTTTATCTTTTAGTGCTAACGATATTCTTTCAGGTTATATCTCTGCTATTTATACGTGTAATAAATATAATATATTTCCAGAATTAAAAAAATATATTAATGAAACCTATATTAATAATTCTGAATTTAATAATTTTTATATATTTAAAAATAATTTTTATGATAATTTACAAATTAATAATAATATTGATATTTAAATAAATCCTCTTCCATTACATTTTTTACAAATTTTAAACTTAAAATTTGATATATAATTTAATTCACATTTTGTATCCGTAATCCATCCGCTTCCAAAACATTCTTTACAAATACTTCCAACGAATTCGGCTATAAATGGTTTATTTTTTTTATCTTTTAATAAATTAGTTTTTTGTGGTAGGTTTATATCTATTACATCAGTAATTGTTGTTTTATAATCAAAATATGTATATTTTAAAGCACTGCTTAAATATCTAATGTTATATCTTAACATTTTTCTACTATAATAGAATTCACTCTTTTATATCAATTAAAAAAATAAATTGATATAAAATTTATATTATTTTTATTATTTAAAATGGAAATAATTAATTATTATCCCGAAGATGACTTTCTATATCAAATTGATTTATCGATACAAACTGGTAATATTACTTATATAAAAAATGCAATTAAACACTATAAAAATATATTAAGTGAATATTATATAGATTGGGCAAATAGAATTATTATGGAATTAACTGAAGAGTCAATGAATGAAATGATTATTAATTAAACAAAAAATTTATAGTTTTTAAAATTATTTTCTATAAATTCTATTTCTTTA